CATCAATGCAGCACGAAGCTCTGCTGTTTACTGGCACAGCATTGAACTCAAGCAAAACTAATCGACCTTTTGTTCACATGGTCGATAGAGATGGGACTGTTAAATATATGATTATTATTTATGAAACAAATAGTGGGCCAGCTATCAAGGTATGTGACTTAGATGGAACAACATACACACCAAGCACACCAGACGGTGTTACCTATTTAGATGTAACAGGTTCACCTTCAGAACAAATCAGAGTTGCAAGTATTGCTGACTTTACATTCATTGTTAATAGAGAAAAGAAAGTAATAATGGACACTGCTTTGTCTCCTATATGGGGAACAAAGTCAATGGTATTTATAAAGGCAGCTAACTATGACACTGAGTACAGCGTTAACTTAAACGGCACAACAAAAGTATTTAAGACAATGCCAGCAGGAGGTAGGGAAACACCTGCATCCTTTACCACTAGCAGTACAACTGTCACAGTCACAGCTAATGGTCATGGCTTGTCAACAGGAGATGAAGTCAAGATGTCATTCCCTGCTGGTAATGCAGCAGTAGCTGGTAAGTACACGATCACAGTTAACAGTGCTAACCAATTCCAATACACAGTCGCACTATCTAGCTCTGCCTCTGGTAATTGCACTGTCGTTTATAACCCAACACTATCTAACGTCACAATTGCTGATGAGTTAGCCACCCTGCTTAATACAATCTCAGGGTTTACTGTTACTAATGACGACTACATCATTCGTATTACTAAAGATGATGGAGGTGCTTACACCTTAAGCAGTAAAGACAATAGAACTGGAGAAGATACCAAGGCTATTAAAGAAGTTGTTGATGATATGAGTGACCTGCCAACCATTGCAGAGCATGGCTTTATTGTCAGAGTGCAAGGAAGTAAGGCAACACAACTAGATGATTACTTCGTCAAGTTCAACACAGTAGCAGGCAGTGGTTTCGGAGATGGAACGTGGAAAGAAACAGTTGCACCTGGTATTGAATACAAGTTCAACGCAACAACAATGCCTCATGTCTTAGTTAGAAATGTGGCAGCAAATGGAACTGTAACCTTTGAATTTAAGAAACATACATGGGGTGAACGATTAGCTGGTGATGCAACAACAGCACCTGAACCTTCCTTTGTCGATAGCTACATACAAAACATCAACCTCTTTAGAAACAGACTGGTGTTACTAGCAGATGAGAATGTCATTCTTAGTGCTGCTGCTGCCTTTGAAAGGTTCTGGCCTGAGACTGTGCAAACTGTTGTAGATAGTGACCCAGTAGATCTAAGCACTGGTGGTACTTCTATTAACTTCCTTGTCTCAGCAGTCGCATTTGCTAACACTCTTCTCTTATTCAGTAGGCATGGACAATTTAGGTTAGACGCAGGTATCAATGTCGGTTCTTCTTTAACACCAAAGACTGCATCAATCACAGCGATGACAACCTTTGACATGGCTGACACTGTTGACCCTGTTGCTGTTGGTCGTAACCTTTACTTCCCTATACCAAAAGGAGATAACTTCTCAGGTGTAAGAGAGTTCTTCCTGCCTGACTCCAGTGGTTCAGTTCCTTTATCAGAAGATATAACTGCAAGTATTCCTCGTTACTTACCAAGTAATATCTGTAGCTTTATTGCTTCAGTGTCAGAAGAAGCGTTAGTTCTAATTAGTAAAGATCAACCAAAGAGAATATATCTTTACAAGTTCTTCTATGAAGACGACACCAAACTTCAATCAGCTTGGTCTTACTGGGAAGTAAATGTAAATGATAATGCTAAGAGAATACTAGGAGCAGGTATGGTTGATAGTGATCTATATGCAGTTGTTGAATATAGCGATGGTGTTTACTTAGAGCATATAGTTATAAGACCTGAGAATGTAGACGCAGGTACAGAGATAGAAATCTTACTGGATAGGAAAACAACAGAGTCAGAGACAGGTGTTTCAACAACACTTATAAACCCTGGTGCATTAGGAGTTCAAACAACTATTACTCTTCCTTACCCAATAGCAGCAGGAGCACAGATGGTAGTAGTAGGAAGATACGAAGCAGGCAATACAATTCTTAGACACGGACAAGTCATTGAACCTATTTCTCAAACAAGCAATTCCATCACAGTACTTGGAGATTTAAAGACTCAAGTAGACGGCAAGACACCACGTTTCTTTATAGGTGAAAGGTATGAAATGACCTATGAGTTCAGCACTCCTTACATAAAAGAAGAACCTCCTGGTGGTGGTGTTGCAATAGCAGCAGGGCCGAAACTACAGATGAGAACGTGGACTGTCTTGTTTGATGAGTCGTCAGCTTTTGAGTTGAAAGTTACCCCTGCTAGTAGAGACACAAACACTTATCCATATAACGGAATTGTTGTTGGGCAGTCACCTCCACTTATAGGAGATCCTTCAGTTCTTACAGGATCTTTCCGTGTTCCTGTGATGGCAAGCAATATAGATACTAAGATAGTAATAAGTTCTACGAGTCCACTACCTTGTCGATTCCAATCAGCCGAATGGGAAGGGTTCTATCATACGAGAGCGAAAAGGATGTAGCTTATCAAAGACGTACAGAGTTAGAAGATATTAGAATTATTGGCGACAATATGAGAGATGAAGATATAGCTGAGATCAGAGCACAGTCAGGGTTAACACCTGTGGCTAGTTTGTTCTACTGCTTCTTTAAGAGTAACCCCTGTATGACTATGGTTAGCAGGCATGGGCATCCTATGGGTATGTGGGGTGTTGTACCTGAATCGGATACGTCTGGTCGTATATGGATGTTGGGTTGTCAGTCAATGTTAGATGATGCACGTGACAAGCGTACGTTCTTAAGACGATCTAAGGTAGAGCTAGGCAAGATTATTCAGGAGTATCCTGTATTATTTAATGTAGTAGATGCTAGAAACGAAATCCATGTTAGATGGCTTCAATGGATGGGATTTACATTCATCAAAAAGCACTCAGAATATGGGCCAGAAGGTCGTTTGTTCTATGAGTTCGTGAGGATTTAATTATGTGCGATCCCGTCATTGGTCTTGGTATTCTTTCTGCTGGTCTGTCGATCATGCAGCAAAGGGCTGCTGTCCAAGCACAAAATGCTCAGATAGATTTTGAGAACCAAGTAGCACAGCAGCAATACGATCAACAAGTATTACAAACCACAGCTAATAGGACAGCAGAACAACAACAAAGACTTTTACAAGAAGATCTCATAGCACAAACTACATCTCTAGCTAATGAAGACTTTGAAAATAGAATTGCTCAGATAAATTTAGGAATGATGCAAGAGTCAGCAGCATCAGCACAACAAAAACAAGCAGCACAAAAAGAATTTCTGGAAGGTCGTGGAGAAATACTGGCCTCTGGTCGTGTAGGTAATAGTGTAAGTAGTTTGCTGGCTGACTATCGAAGACAGAAAGCAGCATTTGATTGGGCAACAGATAGAAACTTAGCTTTCTCAGGAGCAGCAGCTAAACAAGAGAAGAGAGGTGCAGCTATAGAAAGAGCAGGACGAATTACTAGCCAACAGCCATACTTAGAACGAATGTACCTTGACCCGTTAAAACCAATGATGCGAGGGAAAGCTAGTGGTATTGGTTTGGTTGGGTATCTAAGTGCTGGCTTAAGTGGTGCAACGACTGCATTAAGTGCAGAGTCGAGCCTTAATCAGGCTGGCTATTCACGAACAATTCCTGAAGGTAAAACAGCAAACTGGTTCAATAGGTATCGAGGCTAATGGCTACTAAAAAATTCTCTTTCGGTTCTCCTGACGTAACTACTTCTAAGAAAAGAGGTGGTGGCCCTTCGATGGGAGCTAGTTCCTTACCTATTGGACAAGGTTTAGATCTAAGGATTCCAAACCTTCAACCTCAAGCTTCAAGTGCTAGTACTTTTGTCGCTCCTACTGCACCTAGAGCAGCAGGGCCAACAGCAGTTCCACAAGGATCTACTGTTGCCAAGCCAAGTCCTGACCTAGATAACCTTGCAACATCACTTAAAAGTTTAAATACTAATCTTCAAAATTTTACGACCTCTTATCTTGCTTATGAACAACAAGAAAATAAATTAGCAAAGGAAAGAGCAGAAGATGTTGCTATAAAACTAAACCAACGTAATGGCAATATGTTGGGTGATATTAATAAACTTTCTAATAAATGGAAAGCAGACTCTACTAATCCTGAAATTCCTAACGATAAGAAACAAGAAGCTCTTGCTAATTACGAGCTTATTAAAAGTTTAGATCCAAGAGCTAGAGATTTTTTAGACAGTGCTGTTCAATATGAAAATGGTTTAAGAGTAGTAGCCAACTTACCTAATCATTTTAAGAATTTAAAAAATGAAGATGGTTCTAACTTTGAACCTAATCCATATACAGATGATGGAAGCCCAAGCGAATTAGACATTGCAATACAAGATCATCTTGCTAAAACTGTTACCAATCCAAGAGTATTAGCAAGATTAAGACCTCAACTTGTTGCAGCTATTGAAAGCGTTAAAGGTAATGCAGCTTCTGTTTATGCAAAGAAACAAGAAGCAAGATTTGACCGAGCTTATACAGTTAATCTCAATAATTTAATTGCAGATAATGATAGTAAAGGTGAAGATCATGTACTAGGTTCTTGGCTTACAGGGGTAAATGATGCTGCCTTCTTCTCTGGAATGACGACAGATAAATTAAAAACAAATCAAGGCAATCTTGTTACAACATTATCTGACGCTATTCTTATTAATTCAATCAATGCACAAGGAAGAATTGATGGAGCAGTCCTTGACCAGAATCTTGAATTTGCAATAAGTGAAATAGAAAATGCTAGATCTGGCCCATTCGATCAAGACTATGGGAAAAGACCTATGCTTATAAATGAACTAGAACCAGCAGTAATTCACAAGTTACGCAATAAAGTTAGAGATTTAAAAAATGAATTTAATGAAAAAAATAATAGAGCAGTTCGTACTGACACGATTAATAGTGAGAGTAATATCCTTGCTGAACGATTAGCTGTCGTAAAAGATGCAGATACATCTACAGATTCAAGAGATCAATTTGAAGTATTTATTCCAAATGGTACAAAAGATGGTAAACAAATATTAACTAATATTGATAATGCAAAATTAGAAAGTATTTATTTAGAAAGAAGAGCAGAGATTAATAATATTGTTGATTACACAGAAAGAACTTTAAGACTACAGATACTAGATTCTACTGTTAATACTTTAAGAAAAGAATCACTGCCATCACAGCAAGCTGCTTTTGATATTTTAGATGTATATGTAGATGATCTTACTGTTGATCCTTATACGAAACTAACTAATGTTAAAACTAGCTATAGAGAAGGAAAAATTAATAAAGAACATTATGAAAAATTAGAAAGACAAGTTGAGACTTATCTAACTATTGACTCAAGGGAATTATTAGGCATTAGCGATTCTTCTGAAGAAGCCATCTTTACAGCATTTGAGACTATTGGAACACAGGGTAATTTATTAGAAGGTGAATCAGATGCTGATAATGTTTTTTCAGAAAAGGAAAAAGGTTTGGCTAGACAATTATTAGGGCCATATAGACAAGAGGCAGGAAAAATAATAAATGACGACACTTTAACTTTCTCACAGAAAAGAGATGCACTTTCAACACTTTGGTCTAAAGCACAAGAAGAAGTTAAAAAGTGGGGCAACCAACAATTAAAGAATAAAGAACAAGGTATTACTGGCCCAACTATTTTTGAAGTAGAATCTCAAAGAATAAATGAATTAGAAAATATTAATACTAATAACATTCCTGATAACAACAAAGGTGAAACACCTGGAGAAGTTACATCTACTGTCTTTGTGCAACCAGATGGAACTAAATATGAAATACCACAAGTTATTTCTAAGAATCCAATTTATGAAAGAGAGCTAGATGAAATAGAAACACTTACAAATACTTGGGATAAAGATTTAGATTATTACAATAATCTTGTTGAAGCAGGTAAGATTAAAGACGGAGAGAAAATAAAACTAAATGGTAGGGTTATTGATAGAGCTTCTTTAAATCAGAGATATAATTCTATTGATTTAAAAATCAATGAAGCAGAAGCATTAAACAATCCTGTTCTTCAAAACGAAAAGTACTGGACAGAAGGTAGTAGTCCTATTCACACAAGTAAAGGTTCTTATGTACCTGTTGATATTGTTCCCTTAAATGATAATTTTGTTACTAAAAAAATTGTAGCTAATGCCCATGAAGATGCGTTAGTTGAATCAAATCAAAGATTTAGAAAGTTTGGAGATAACTTATATACAAGTCGAAAATTATATTCAAATAACTGGTTACTTACTAGACAAAATGAATTGATATATAAAGAAGCAATGGGAGTAGATCTTGGTAGGTTAACAGGTGGAGAGTTAACGACAGGGCCAAAATCTAAATTCTTCAGAACTAATCCTTATGAAATAATATTAGACTTAGGAGAAAACAGAGGTAATGTAAAAAGAAATGCTCAACTAGCAGACGATATTAAGACAGTTGCTTTATATGAAAAAGGTATATTAGCTCAACAAATTAATGCTTTAGCAAGTGGATCACCTTGGGTTCCTTATGCTTATGACACAAATTTAATTATAGAAAAAGCAAGGATGCAGCCTCTTGAATATTTCAAGAATCAATACAAAGTTCAATTTGGAACAGACATGCCTGAGTCGTTAGAACAGAAAGTAATTGATGGATTATCTTTAGAAAATAATAGAAACCTTACTACTGCTGGAGATAAATTACATTTGAATTATTTCTATCGAAAAGGTTTAAGCGAAAAGAATCTTAACAATAAAGATCAAGCACTCATAAATGATAGACAAGATCAGATTTTAATTGCTGGTGATTTACAAGCTGGAATGTTGGCTGACAATTATGACGGAGAAGGACTTAGTAAAAAAAAAGCTAACTTAAGAAATGAAATGCTTGAACTTATTCATTCAGTTGAATCAAGTAATGATACAGATGGCAAAGGTTATGAAGCATTTAATCAAGGTGGAGCAAAGGGTGGTGATGAAGTTCTAGGTTTTAGTGGTACTTATGGGAAACATCCTGCAAATAAAGGTAAGAAATTAGTAAACATGACAATTCAAGAAATCTTAGATATTCAAGATAGTGGCTACGACACAGAAAAATATCCAATGACAGAAGAAGGATGGGCTAAATGGTTTGCTTCTGGAGGTATTCATGTAGCAGGTAAATATCAATTAGAGCGTGACACAATAAGAGATGCAATGAGATTTACAGGCATAAAACCTACAGAGAAATTTACCCCTGAGATACAAGACAGATTAGGGATGTCGATTCTTCTTAAATATGGGCCAACGAAATGGAATGGACTTGAAAGCAAAGGGAAAGTTGCTGATATGGAAAAACTTTTACAAGAGTTCAACAAGCCTGAAGTGGAGGAACCTAGTACCATAGATACATCGTCAGGTTTAGCTTAAAAAAAATGGGGCTTACACTTATAGATGGACAGTATCAATGGCTAGATGATGAGCAGTTACAAGAAAGAGGAATACAGGCTGAAACAATGCCTAAGAGAAAACAAGAATCTTTTTCACCCTCATCACTACTTCCTAATAACGCTCTAGCTGCTAATGAAGATGACAATATTTTAGTAGGTGCAGTAAAAACGCCAGCAAGAATGGCTTATAACGCAGGAGTTGAAATAATTCAAGAAGGTAGCGATACAATTAGGGATTTAGGTGAGTGGACAGGAATCGCACCTGAAGGATTTGGTACAACAGCACAAGAAACAGACAAAGCAATTCTTGGTCTTGGTAATTGGAAACCAGTTAGAGCAGATAATGAACAAGCTTATTTAACTGGTGTAGAAAATTTTGGTACTGGTGTCGCACAATTTGTTGGAGAATGGTTCTTACTTTCTAAAGCACTTAGAGGTATTAACTGGGGATTAAAAGCAAGTTCAGTTCCTGCTCTTACAAAGATTGGAAAGGTTAGTTCAAAGATTTCGACAGCAGAAAAAGCAGTTCAGACAACAGTTGCAACAGAATCTGCTAAAGCTTTAGCTCCATACATGGGTACTAAAGCAGCAGCTTTTACAGGTAGAAGACTTCTTGGCCCTGGTGTTGGTGCTGCGTATAACGCAACAGTTAACCCTAAAGGTATGGCAATAGATTTCGCAGGGTTTGACCAATGGGAAGGAAGGTTAGTTGATTTAGCTGATAAAAGTGAATGGTTTAGTTGGGTAGCAAATCTTCCATTAGCTAATCAATTAACATCTGATCCAGATGACACTGCTATAGAAGGTCGATTTAAAAATATCGTAGAAGGATGGGCTATTGACTTTGGACTTAGTGGCCCATTAAAAGCAATTGATTCTTTACCTATAGATAAAGCAAATTTAATTGTCGATGCAACAAAAGCTAGAGGCTATGCTCTTCAATTAAGAGAAGCTATTGCTCAATATGGAAGCAAAAGCGATGAAGTAAATGCAATCAAAGAGAAGATAGTTAAGCATGGAGAAAAACTAGAAGAGAATCCCATCGTTCAACAGATGGAGCCTGACCCTTGGGAAGAGACTTCGATTACAACACAACCTGTACGTCAAACAGATATACAACCTGCTAAACCTTTAGATCAAAAGCTATTAACACAAGCCT